AATCCACTTTGTAAGAGGAGCTTTCAGGGACAAGCATTAATTTGTTCATGGTTTAAACCTTTTGATTAAAGCCAAATCGGCAGCCTTGTCATAATCTTTATATTCAGCTTCTACGGTAAAATTTACAGCGTACATAAGACCTTTTTGGCCTGTAAGTCTAAAACTTTTAGGAACTAGTGTGCAAACGTATTCCTCTAATTCGCCGTCGATTACTAAATCCATTTTGAACTTTTGCGCTGACTGCGTTCTAAAAAAGGCTACTATGTATTTATATTCTTGTAAACCTAGCGTATAAGACACTTTGACGGTATGGCTTGGTTTCAGTATAGTCTTGCGAACGCGAGAACTACCCCCACTTAAATTAACGGAGGTAGTTTCGCTTCCAAAATCAACTGAATAACCGGAGCTATGCGGTATAAGTTTTAACTTTTCCATGTTCATCCGTTGTAAGGAGTATTCCCGTTAGCATAGTCAAAGTCATTGGAATAGTACCGCGAATCGAAGTTTATGCAATTCACTTCCACTTGCATATTGCGTTCCGGTTTTTTCTCCATCAACAAGAACTGTTTAGTCGGCGGTAGTTTATCGGACTTTTCAATCATGTACAATGAATTGGCGTAATTACCGTCATCGGCGGCCAACGGCACAGATGGGGCGGTAGCTAATGTTACCACAGACCCTTCCACTTTTGCAATTTTAATAGATTGCGTAGTTCTGTTCCAATGCTGGAAGAAAATGTAATTGCCAACTTTTGCATCAGGTTGTCCCGATAACCACACTTTGAGGCCGTCTTGTTTGATAACTTCACCTTCGGAATATTGGAGACGTGTGTTATCACTAACCGCTATTTTGTCCATGACTACAAGAAGGTCAGCCTCCGACAAAGACGTAAACTTGCAACTAACGCGCTGATACTTCATGCGGTTCCAAATACGCCATGCGTGAAGATATGCCTGTTTGTGGTTAGCTACGCCCGCGCTTTCCATGCTCTTATATTTAGCAGCCCCTTCCGGAACAGAATACATAATTTGTTTACCGTCAAACGGGTCTATGTATTTATACTGCACACCGTCATAATCCCCGTCTTTGCCAAAATTCACGGTACGGGTTTCGCTGCCTGGAATCTTGTTCCTGTGGTTAAAAATCATAACAGGGAGTTTGTTGTCGATGTCTGGCGTTATGCGAATCTTCTCGCCCGTTCTGTAAGCCGTACAAAATACCGCATCGGCCACCATCCTAATCATTTCTTCAAATGACGTGTTTGGATTGTCGAATGTGTAGCAGAAGTGCGCTGCTTCGGGAATACCGAAATATCTACGAATTGTGGTCATCGTATCGTAGATGCCTGCAACGTCAACTTCATCTACGGTGCGTCCGCCATTAGCCTTGTCTAAACAAATCGCACATAAAATATCGTCAGCTTCTTTTGTTGGATGTAGTGTTGTACTAAATTCTGCTGCCCCGATGCGTTTAGGAAGCATCCTTGTAACGCGCATATTTAATTTGCGCGATTTAACAGCCAACGCCCCGTCCGTACCGTTTGTAATCGACTTGACCACAGTGATATTGCCCAAATCGCCCAAAACTAAATCCGAGCCATAGTAAAGGTCGCGCCATTTAATTTCATCTACGACGCTGCCCTTAAACCCTGTATCAGTTGGTGTTATCCTTTGCATACTGATTTTGTATCGTCCAGAAGGTAATGCCACAGTAAGCGTCAATGCACGTGTTCCCTGCCAGTTTCGTTCACCTGTAACTGTTCCGCGAACTTCTTTGAACCCGCCTGTCAAGTTGCCCTGCATATCAATTTCGTCGATAGTCATCAGCACTTCCACGTTGACAGGTTGGTCGCCGTCGTTGTCTCGTTTATACAAACCTGATAAAGCGACAACGTTAGCAATCACAGTTGTAGTCTGAGCATAGTCGCAGACGAATGGTCCAACAATGTCAGAATCGTTGATTGTAATCTTGCAATCGCCAGTTGAATTAACAGGCGAAGTTACTTTATTCCAATCGGAGTTTACACCCGATGGATTTTCCAGACGTATTCTGCTAATACCAATTTCAGCTATACGATACCTGCCCGTTAAAGTGATGTCGCGGGTAGCAGTTGACAACTCCATAGTCAAACCTTGCGTTTGATTAGCATCCCTTACTCCACCATCGCCGATTTTAACAGGCTCTAATGTAACAACTCTGTATCCCACAAATCCGTGGCTAGAAGATTGAACTCCGTTATAAACGTATCCGTAAACAGGTTCAACTTTCGTAACTGTAAAAATACCTGACACAGAATTTATGAATATTTTGCCGTTTTCTTCACGAGCGATATATCTACCGTCGCAGTAAAATTTAGAGCCAGCCTGCATATTTTTGATTTTTACAAGCTGTGCCTCTTTACCGTAGAACATAATTTCGTTATTACTTGCCGCAATCTTAACGGCGTTATCTAACGGAACTTTCGTAAAATCAAGAGACCTGAATTCTAAGCGGATGTTGTCGCCGACTTTAAGGCCTCTCGTGAATGAAATATTATGCCTACGTCTTACAAACGTTTGTAACGGTGTGTAATGATTTTCAGGAACACTTATCCAACCTCCTGGTTCCGCTTTCATACCATTTTGACCGTCGTACCCTGAACGACTTACGGGTTTTAATACTTGACCATTGACAGCGTTACAACGTTTTAGATTATAAAAATTTTGAGTAATCGGTTCTCCGACACGATACTTGGGCGTCGTAAGATTTCCAGGAGCGAATACTTCCACAGAACTGCCTGGGATTTCTTGTATCGGGGTGGTATCGTCTTTAATATCCGATAAATCGAAAATGTCGTAATGACCGCGTCCGACGCACATTAGAGAAAATTCTCGTTCTACATGATTGTCGAAAATTTTGTAAGGTTGGCAAATTAAATCCGGTATTGAAATAACTTCACCGTAGATGTCAGGAATTCGTTCCCACGGGCGAGCTTTATTGCTTCGTTCCGAAAGTTCGTTGTTTCCGGAGCGGTTTGTTTGGTTTCCTAATGCCGCCGTGTTTGGCACGTTTTTGGCTTGCTGCATAACCACAACGGCAGCGATGACGGCCACGGCCATTGCGATATATGCACCGTAGGTTATGAAAAACGCCACCACAGGCGCACGCGGCAGGGTAACGACATAAAACACGCCCCGCAGGTTTTGCAAGGCTTCAACGCTGTTTGCATCGTAGGGAGTTACATCGGACGCTTCGCTAATCTCGCCAAAATAAATTCTACCATCAGCAGGAAATGCTTCATAGCGCGTTTGCAAAAACGACACAATATCCAAATCCGTAACCACGGATTCAGGTTCGTCGATAAAAATATCGTCAATTATCTTTATTGTATTCATAATATCTCGATTTTAGCGAAAGTAATTCGGCATGCTGAATTGTATCCCAACGAACATCACGCTCTTCGGTCAAGTGTAACAATCGTCCGTTGACCACAAGTCCACAATGCAAACCGTTCCAATAGTTTATTAAAACTATTTGAGCATCTTCACACCTGCATTTGCGGAACATTGTTGTTTTGCGTCTGGTGGTCAGCCCCGATTGCAAAAACTCCATAAAAACGTCTTTTATGTTTTCGCCGTAGAAAAATTCATAAGCGTCTAACATAAAATGGAAGCAATTATACTCCATTTTATTATACGTTTTGGACAACAATTCGTCAAGTGTCATATCAAGCTCTTTATAAAAGGGAAGCGTGAGGTAGAATAAACTTCACCTGTTCGCGCCTTGTTGAGATTCGGAGCTGTGGCAACAAACGACGTGCCTTGTTCATTGTAATTAAAACTATCTATTTGCAAAGTAATCGGTCCGAACAGAACTGTATCAGGGTCGTTGGATGCGTAGCACCGCATTTTAATAATCGGTTTAACGTCCATTTTGTCCGATTCTAAAACACGATTGAGTTCGTCAGGTAACACTTCACCCAAATCGCCAACCGTTATAGTTAACGATTGGTCTAAGTCTGTTTTAGAACTACCAACTTCAATAGACAACGGGAAGTAGATAAAATCGACACGGTTCGCATCTGTATTATTCAACTTCGCCGACCATCCTGTTGTAACATTTCTAACCACACGCAGGGGCTTTGTGAACTCTGGATGTATCACTTCGATAGTTTCGACGTACACAACGTCTTTACGTCCTTTTAAGAAAAATTCCTCTAATGTTGTACTCATACCCTGTTCCTTGTTGCGCTAGTATTACGCTCGATTGCGCGAGACACGCTGCTATTGGAGTTTGCAATTTCGGCAGCGACGACGCGGCCAGCTTCACGGCTGACAACACCTTTGGCTTCCTCGCGCGCAATGATGCGAATCTCGTTTTCGCTAAGTTGTTCAACTTCGTGAGAAACACCGGAAGCATAGTTCTCGATATTAACCACAATGCCGCCTTTACCGCTTCCGCTGCGGGCAGATGCACCGTTGCTTAATCCTACATCACCGTTTCGTAAAGCGTCCAAATTGCGCACACCGATACGACGGGTTGTATCAGCGTCCATAACGTATTCTTGGCCGTGTACCACGCCTGCAATATCCGAAACGCCGCCGTCGCCAGTATAGCCGCCAGTTTGGAAGCCTAGTAGTGAAGATTTAGCAAGCACCTTAGTCAAAGCCGTAGTTTTCAGTATACCTGCATCAGCGGCTACTGCGTTTGCGCCGTATGATGCGAGAGACACCATAGCAGCAGCGGGAGCCCATGCCGAAGCGGTGGCCGCTGCAAATAGCGCAGACGTTGTAGCTTGCGTAGCCATTAAGGATGTTTGAGTGGCGGCATTGGACGCGTTAATTGTTTTAGCCATCGCAGCATTAATAGCCCATTGCATCCCAAGTTTTACAAGACCGCTAATCAAAGATTGTAAACCTTGCTGCGCTACGGACATCAGGCTTTCTTTCAGCGATTTACCTTGAACGATAGCTGCACCGATTGAGTTTGCAAAACCGTCTTGCAGACCTGTAAAGAACGTTCCAAATTGTGCTGTCAAGTCATTAAGCGTGCCTGTATAGCCATCTAGCAATTTAAAACGAGCCGCGTCGATAGCTCCGAAGACTTCTTCCCAGCTATTACCCATTGGATTGCCGTAAGCAGTCATACCTGCCGCCTGATTAGCTTGCATAAGGTCGTATTGTGCATTTGTGGTCATTCTATCGGCAAATGCACCGCCGATAGTACCTTCCGAACGCAGTCTGTTAATAGCTTCCATTTGAATTTTAGCTTGCTCTATGGATGCTAGTTTGTTTCGCCACAAGTCGTTAATCTGCTGCTGGATAGCTAGTTCACGCATATGCGCTTCGGTAGCCGCAAGTTCTTTATTCTTAACTTCTTCCGTGAAGTATAAGCCTTTTTCACGTTCGGCGTTAATCCATCGTTCAACTTCCAAGCGTGCTTTATCGGAAATCAAAACAGCTTTGGACGCTTCAATTTCTTCAACACGTTTGTCGCTTCTATCCGATAACGCTTTTGCCTTCGCCGCTTCTTCATAGGCAGCGGCCTCTTTTTTAATCTCATTAACTTGCGCTTGCGTCAGTTTGTGGTTACTATCCTCTAATTTGCGAATTATCTCCAACGATTTAGCTTCCGACAAGCGCAACGGTTCTTTCGCCTCCAACTCTTCACGTTCAACACGCATTTTGTCCAACGCTTCGGAATATTTATCGTTAAAGCGTTCCATGTCATTAACGACTTTTTCGTAATCACGATTGAACACAGAATTGTCGGTTACAGTGTCGATAGGCCGCGCAATTTTAACAGACGAAGGATTAGCTTTAATTCTATCATAAAACGCTTGGCTTGTAGTACCAATACGTCCATCACCATACGTCTTCTGTTTAAAGTCGGATATCCAACCTTGTTTGGTGTACATCGTTGAATGGCCGTGCTTTTTACCTAACGCTGTCCATGACGGCAACGATTGGATATCGCCGACTTGCGGAACATAATTCTCGTCAAATGGCACATATTTGTATTTTCCAGTAGCCACAGCGGCGGCAGCTACGTCTTTACCGCTTCCAGCACGGCGGTAATTCTTAATATGCGCCTGCAAAGCATTGTTGACGTATTTAGCGCACTCGCCCGTCTTCTCGCCTAGCAGCTTGGCATTTTTAATCATGTAGTCAGCAGTTACGTTCCCAAGGGTCTGTGTTTTACGAGACATAGACTTTTTAGCTTTTTCCGCAGCTTCCTCTTCACTTTGATTTTTCAGTTTTAGCTGGATAGCGGGGTTAGCTTGACGTAAAACATTCGTAGTCGGAATATTTACCTTTTCTTTTTTCTGGTTCTTCTCCATGATTAGAAGAGCGTTTGCCATTTTAAACAACGCCACACGCTCTTCGTTCATACCGTAATGTCCAGGGGATTCTTTTAACAAATTACTAGTTTTATTCACATGGTCGCGCATTAGCCCTATTAAACGCACTTGCTCTTCTGCGCTTTTAGATTTGAAAACCTTTTGCCCTTCGGAAGATGAATAGAAGTCGCTCATACCTTTGGCTACACCTTCGGACATTGCCGAAAACGTAGATGACACTGCTAATTCTTCCGCTTTGGATTGTTTAATACCTTGCGCCAAAAGCTCCAATTCTTTGGAACGAATTTCAGGCATTGATTCTTTATTGTTTCTGTATCTGGACAGCTTGTTAGCTTCGTTAAACGACAGAGAACCAGATTCTCCTGTTAACCTATCAAAGAAAGATGCGTTAGCAATAGCTTCTTGACGAATTTTACGCATTTGCTCCAAAGCGTATTTTGTTCGCAAATCCATTAAGCGAACAGACTCGTTGTAAACAGACTGTTCCAGCATTTTACGGAACTCGGCTTCTTGCGAAGAAATAGTTTTAGAAGCGGACAATGTTTCGTCTAGTTTCTCAAACTGGTCTTGCAAAAGCTTCCGTTTACGCTCTGTGGTTAAAATTTCATGCTGGATACGCTGTTCTGCCGTTAAATTTGAGTTTTTAGAAATCTCCTCAAACGCATCCTTAAAAGTCGCTTCAATTTTGCCGACATTAGCTCTAATCGCCGCTGACGTTTTATCGGACGATAACGCCATATCTGCGTTCACTTTTTGTGCCGTAGCTCCAATATCTTGCAACTTTTTAAGATAACCAGAGTTGCCGATAACGCCAGAATCATCAACACCCAGTCTTAAACTGATTTTTCTACCAGTACCGCTTTCGTTGTAGAACTGTTTAACTTTATCGTCTACACGTCCGATGGTTTCTGGCATACTACGCATAAACTCTTCAAACTGTTCAGCTTCCGATTTTGCCGTAGCCATTGCCACGCCTATTGCTGCAATGACAGCGACTGCCGCCGCGCCCCATGTTATCGGGTTTAGCAATAGGGCTTTTGTCGCCGCTGCCGCGCCTATGGCGGCAGTTCGGCAGGCGGCAAGGGCGGCAGTAAGGCCACCTGCTGCAACGGCCATTTGCGCCAAGCCAGCGGCCGCCGTAGCCAGTTTCCAAGTGGCGAAAGCTGCGGACAAACTAACCACAACAATGAGTAAACGGCGGGCGGTTTTGTCGAAGTCAGTTCCGCTGTTTGCCAACAAATACAATGCGCCAGCGGCAACAGTAACCACAGGTGCAATTCCTGCCATCGAGAACGACATAGTCCGTAAAGCGGCTACCATCTTCACGCCGACCCAAACGGACAGAAGCTGCATTGCTGGAACGGCTACATTTTCGAGAACATGAAAGTTGTTAGCAATAAACATTAATCCGTTGCCGATTTTTTTAGAAATGGCGTATTTAGACTCCATTGCTCCCCAAAACTCAATCCACTTGTTTTTAACCACAGTGAGGGATTGGCCGATTGTAATATGCGTCTTGCTGAACGCAGAATCGATTTCATCTTTCGATTTAGTCAAAGCGGCAACCATTGCTTCTGTGGTTATCTTGCCTTCTTTGCGGAGTTTTAAAAGTTCACCGCGTGTTACACCAAAATGTTTTGCAAGTGCATCCATAAACAGCGGCATGGTTTCAGCCACAGTTCGGAACTCGTCGCCGTCCAATTTACCTTTCGAGAACGCTTGCGATAATTGGAGCAATGCTGCTG